AAAGCTCTCGCATGATTGACTTCACCATGAATCTCATTGACGAATAGATGGCAGTCAGCACCGCAAGAACAAGCCCACCGACCGCCGTCCATTCGCCTACACTCACTTCTTGCTACCGAATGCCACGTCGTTTGGATTAGCCCAGCGAGCTAATACTGGAATGATGCCAGCAACAAGCCCCATAGCTAAATCTTTTGGATTCGTGTTGCCTGTCATATAGACGGCTAACATTCCGGCCACTGAGCTTCTCGCCCATGATGCACCTAACGCCTTGAGATCTTTCATTTCTTCTTCTCCTTTGGTTTCGCCTTTTGGATTAGCTCAACCACTGGATATTCTCCAGCATAGGTTGTCAAGCGAGCGCGAGCGAAACCAACAATCTCCTTGCCGATATAGCGTTGCTTAATCATCACCATTCCGCCGTTGCGTTGATCACCAGTGCCGGAAGTATTGCCCTCGATGCAAAGAACGCTTGTCGTGCCAACCTTGACCACAATTCCAATGTGACTGATGCGATCAATGCCATCATGCGGAAAGTCCATAAAGCAAAGATCGCCTAGCTGCGGCTTATCTTCAATCCAGCGTCCTAGCTCTTTCATCTTATGAGCTCCCGCAGCCGTTGAGACCATTGAAGGAATCTTGACGCCGGCAGTGTGAAACACCCAGTTGCAGAAGGATCCGCACCAGGGCAATCCATCGGCCTTTGTAAACTTGCCGTACTTTGTCAGATTCTCGCCAGTCTCAATCGTGCCGACTTCAGCTAGTGCGACTTCTATAATCCGAGCAGCAGTGCCTTCTGGATACTTAGCCATCTATTGCCGGCATTATCCATCGACAAGTTGCTTCATCTAATCCAAGATTTCCTTCTGGTTCTGGTGCGATAAAAGCATCACGCACAGAATCGTATGTGTCACCAATAGCTGCGTAATTAAATCTTATGTTGTTATTGTAAGAAGTTTGTTTCCATTCGCCACCATATAAATCTGTCGCAAATTGTTCAATGTTTGGTTCATAGTCATTAGAAATCACAACAACACGAACCACAATTCCATCAATAATTTCTGCGCAGTGAGCCATTAGAAAGTCACACTCCCGCTTCCTGTCCATTGATAAATACGGTATCCGCCCGATGTTGTAATTGATGGCGAACCTGTTGTTGATGTTGCGGCTGGATAAGTATCTGGATAACGAATAATGACAATTCCAGATCCACCTGACTTGCCAAGAAAACTGCCTGTTTGTGTTCCACCACCACCTCCGCCGCCAGTGTTTGCGGTTCCTGCTACGGCTTGAGCAGAGGTTGAGTTATATTTAGCACCTGCTCCACCGCCACCTGCACCACCCGATGCAATAACGGTTGCATTTTCGCCACCACCGCCACCGCCACCAGCATATGTCACCGATGATCCTGATATTGAAGATGCAGTTCCAGCTCCACCTGCTCCACCGTTAGCTTGAGAACCACTTACATTTGATGCACCAGCGCCGACTGCGCTAGCGCCGCCGCCACCGCCGCCCGCAGAATAGCCTCCAGATGTATACCAACCAGCACCACCTGCAAATCCTTGTCCTGAAGTTCCAGAACCACCGCTAGATCCAGCACCAGGAGCACCAGCAGCAGAGGCTCCACCTCCGCCCGATCCTCCAGATACTCCAGCTCTAGTATTGCCACCGCCACCGCCACCGCCAGTAGAAGTAATAGATGAAAATACTGAGTTAGAACCATTAGAGCCATCGGTTGTACCTGATACAGAACCAGCGCCTCCAGCACCAACAGTTACAGTAAGCGCAACACCAGCAGTAACCGAAAATGATGTAGCCGTTCTAAATCCACCCGCACCGCCACCGCCTGCGGAAGTTCCACTACCACCACCACCACCGCCACCTGCAACAACTAAATAATCAACAGTTGGTGTAACGCGTGGATATCCCATGCTTGACATAATTCCGAGCATTGGTGTCATTAGGAAATATCTCCGAATACAATCCAAGAATTAGCAGCAAGTTTTTTGCAAGTTGCACCTGAATTGGCCACTCTTAATTTAGGCGTGGCACTTGTTGCACCTGTTGAAATTACTGTTGTTGTTCCTGGAGTGACTGCTCCTATTGTTGGCTGACCTGCACCAGTAATCCAAAACACATTTATTTCTGTGCCTACTGCGAAGTTAAAAGTTGCATCTGTTGGAATGTTGAATTGCTGAGTTGCAGCGTTGTTCATTGAGAAGATATTGCCTTCGTCGCCAGAAGCGAATGTGTATGAGGCAGTTTTTGCAGAGTAAGTTGATGGAATCACATCTGGATCAATCCAAGTGAAAGCCATGTTTGTCGCTGATGTCTTTGACAAGACTTGACCAGTTGTTCCGCCAAGTAGGTATTGCAACGATGTATCGACGCCCTGTCCGAATACATTGAAATCTGCTGGAAGGTCAGTTACCAGATCTGTTGCAGTCGGCATGACCCAGCCGAAGTAGGTTGTTGGATTAGCCATTCTTTGTTCCTTTCATCATGAGACGATTGTAGCGTTTGCCCAATCTAAAGTCGGCGACACGGTATTCCATGCTTCCGTTATTGGTACGTCATTCCAGCGCATGGCATTAAGCGAATAAGCCAATGGAGACATAAGAAGAGTGATGTCGAGCTGATTGTAAGAAGCGCGGAAAGTCCAGCCTTCGACAAAGCCTTGAAACGTGCCAGAGGACATATTCGGCGGAAGGTCATTGAGTGCGATTGGCTGACCCATAAAGACATTGATTAGAGCATTACGATCGGAATTGTCCAGCTCTGGATTAGTCAAAGCGTAAGTGATTGAATCAAAGATGGGCTGCGGATAAGCTCTTAGAGCTAGATAGAACGCGGCTTGATCTTCGGCATCGTGTAGATGTCGCAACGTGGTTGTAAAGATTTGTGATAAATCGCCATAGATTGCAATCGATGCTGGATTTGTGTCGCTGACTTGATTTGTCGAGTTTTGGCCGTAGCTGATAGTGATGTCATTTCTGACATCGCCTGCCCTTGTCTTAATGGTGATGCCTTGACCTAGCGCGTGATTGGCAGTGAGATCCGTATAGCCGTTAGCTGCAAGGTAATTCGTCCGGTGTGTACTGTCAGCATAGGATATGAGCCCCGATGCCGATTCGTATAAATAACCTAATCCGCTACTGGCGAGCGCGGCAACTAAATCATAGATAATGATGCGATCTGATGAGCGTTGTGCCAGCTCATAATTGCCTGGAGTGTCAATCTCACCAAGTCCATTATTTTCGGCAGTCGCCCACGTCGTGGTTGGATCATAAGTGCTCCACTGAAGCGCGGCTGGAACCTGTTGCCATTGAGCCAATAAGACTTCGCGCAAGATTGTTTCTATCTGGTCGCCATCAAAGTCATGAGACAAGACGCCGTCTGTGAGAGCCTTCTGAAGCCTTGCAAGGGCTCCCAGAGCCGTGATGGTGACTTCTTGAGTGTAAGCCGTTGAACCTACCTGAGACACGCTTACAGAGATATCCACGATTGAGCCGCCAAAGATTGGCACATAAACCGCCGATGTGTCTTGCACTTCAATCGAAATGGTGTCATTGATTTCGTAAGGTAATGCAGCTTGACCAAAGACGATGAGATTGACCGAGCAATAGCCGGCTTGGGCCTGTTCATAGATATTTGTGCGCCCTGACGTAATCGTCAGATTGGCCAACACCGAATCGGTGACATCAACGCCGGCAATTTCAACGCGCCAGACTGGAGCCCACTGCGTCATTAGATTGCCTGAAGTGCAGAGGCTCCGCCTGTGCCACGATAAAAGGAATCGTTGAGAGCCTTAATAATTGTGCGAGCAGTGCCTTCGGCATCGATTGCGCCATTGACTGTGAGATTGATTCGAGCAGCGTTCTGAGAATCCGTAAATCCTCCTCCGCCCATAGCAGCTAGACGAGCCGCATTCTGTGAATCGGTAAAACCTCCGCCTGCTGCTGCTGCAACCTTAATTGCACCGGCTGCTGCTGATGCAATTCCTCCGCCGCCTCCGCCTCCTCCGCCGCCTCCGCCGCCAGAAGGAACGATGATTGCTGGCACTGATGATCCACCGCCGCGAATTGCACCTGGCGCGCCTGTCGTGGCGAATGATTGTCCGCTAATTTTTGATTCTATGAGACTACGCGTCTCAGAAGCAGACAAGCCCCATTTACTTGGATCAGTGATTACACCTAATAAACCTAAAGTAAATGAAGCAAACTTAACAACTTTATCCAAAGCAGCAATGATTGTATTAAGCCAACCAATCATCTTTCCTAAGCCAGAGCTCTGACCTGTATTTGCTTCGCTATTAAACACGCCGAACATTTTACTTAATGACGTTGTAAGACCTTTGACTGTTTCTCCGAAACCGAATGCAGCCGTTTCAGTGCTAGTCATTCCGTCTTTGAGTTTTCCTTTACCACTAAATCCTAAGGCGAAAGCATTGAATGCTGGAAGGACATTTTCGTTGATGTAATCAATTAAGGACGTAATCATTGGCAATAAACCTTGACCAATAGTTTCTTTTGCTTCATCGAAACTGACTTTTAAAATTGCAATTTTGCCTTCATAAGTCTCTGCATTCGCAGCAGCAGCTCCACCAAATAAATCTGTCAATTTTTGCTGAACGTCTGTAAATGACATTGTTTTAAGCTCGGCCGCAGATAGTCCAATTCCTAGCTTGCCTAGAGCTGCCGTATTGCCGTCGTAGGCTTTTCCGATTGCATTGGCAACAGTCTCCAATGGCTTTCCAGTTGCCGTAGCAACATCAAGAGCAACAGTAAGAAGATCTTGCGCCTTGCTAATGTCTCCAGTTGAAATTGCTAGTCGCTGCAACGCTGGACGAAGCTTGTCATCTGCGACACCAGTCGCCAAAGACATTTTTAAAATAGATCCTTCAGTTGCTTCAATTTGCGCTCTGGTTGCACCAGTGGCATTTTCTAAAGCATTAGCCAGTTTATTTTGTGACGCTTCATCTTCAATCGCAGCCTTGACTCCATCAATTCCGATTTTAATTGCATAAGCTCCAGCGGCAGCTCCGGCTGCGGCAAATGCCAATCCAGCCTTTTTGCCAAAGTCAAGCATTTTTGTTGAGGAGCTATCGACGTCAGTATTGGCTGCATTAAGCGATTTCTTAAGTTGATCTACATCAGCAAGAATCGAGAGCTTAAGTGTGCGCGATTGTCCGGCCATTTACCACTCCCTCAAGATTCTGTCGAAAGCAGTTTCCCACTTCGCAATCAAGTCTGGCTGGATTTCGCGTAGTGTCGGATAAATAAACCAGCCTTTAGATCCGCCGCGAATACCACTGCCTGACCAGACTGGGAATTGCTTAAACTTATTAGATCCGAACTCTGTACCGCCCCAGAGATCTCTAGTTGTTCCACCGCCAGAAAATCTTTGACTTACGAAGCCGAAAGAAAGCTCGCCAATCTTGGAAGATTTAGACACACGGGAGCCACTGGCAATTCGACTGGCGGCCTCGCCTCGACTGGTCGCCTTCTGCTGAATCTTACCTTGAGCGAACTCTGCAAGAGCTGACGATTCTCGTTTAGCTGCATCAGTAGCTTCTGTATCCATCGCCTTGAATGCGGCAGTAATGCGACGAAGGTCTGCCTTGTCATAGGCAATCTCAACGTTGTCGCTCACTTTGTTTCTCCAATATCTCGAAGGCCGTATAGATCTGCTCCGCCGTCGTCCATTCGCTCATCGGTATTCCTGTGGCTATGGCTAACTCCACCAGGATTCGATTTACGCTTCCGGCGGCGTAACTTTTGGGAGAACGTCACCGACTGTCACGTCGGCCACTGTTTCACACCAAATCTCATAGCCCTTGATTGGCTTGCCACCAGCTTCACGCTTCATCGCATTCCACGCAAGGAAGAGAAGATCAGAGATTCCAATCTTCTCCTGCGCTTGCGAGATTGTGCTGCCTGTCTTTTGTTCCCACTTAGCCCACTCTGGCGGCTGAGCCGTGTAAGTGCCGAACTCGCCGGAGGTGTATTCGATGGTGATTGGTAGTCTCATTATGTGCTCCCGTTTCTCTTTCGATT